CTGGGGAGGGGACTTTTATGCTTTTGTTAATCGTGTTTGATCAACATCAGCCATTACTTCGTCATAATCGTCGGTCGCTTCTTTTAGCGCTCCGCCGAATACTGTGTTGCCTGTAATTTCAAATGTACCACGGGCTGTGATTTCGAACGCGTCACTTGTTGAATCTGCAAACACCTTATGATGAACATTGTTACAGAGATAAAAATCCTCTGTTAATTCTGGATCCACTGTTTCGTTTGCCCAGATTTTTTGTCTGTCTTCATCAAACGCCGCATCTACCTCTGGTCGGTAATATTTACCGCCAATATTTGGCGCGCTACGCATGTATTCATGGTTAAGCGGTGCATAACCAAATATAGCATCTGGATTAGAGTGATCGATATCGATATGTGAATTAGTGACAATAGAAACCTTCTCAGGATCGAGCTCATTTTTTGTGAACTCTGGATAATTACTTACTGATGTATTATGTAAATAATGATCTTTTTGTCGCTCAAATAACTGTTCTGGTGTTATTTCACAGGTTACAACGATAATTCCGCCTGTATTTATGGCGGGAGTTCTCATTGTTATGTCAACTAATGCACCACCAACTGTAACTGACTCGTCAAGGTTTGCCGCGTCTGAGGCAAAACGTTGTTGATAGCCCATTTGAGTGCGTTTTTGAGCCAATAAAATTGGTTGCTTCATTGCCTGATCAGGGATTCTAATTCCGGCCATCAATGTGTCGATTATATAATCGTCATCGTGCCCTTGAAACATGCTTCTTGCTTTAGCAAAAGCCTGCGTTTTCTTTGCCAATTCAATGTTGGATAATGAAACAGTAATTCCATTTTGTTCCATTTCTACCCATATTTGATCTGTCCATACATTATTACCATAAGTATCATCGGCAGGCGTGCCCGGTATTTGCGGTGCTGTATAATTTGCTTGTGGGTAAAAATTATCTAATGAGTGTAATGGTAAATTTGAAGAACTTACATTTAATGCAACTTCGCCATCAATTATAGCCTGATCAAAATCAGGTACAATATGTGCCATTGTTGTGTGGTTCCAAAATGCTTGAGCCAATGAAGTGTCTGTCATTGTTCGCATTGTTAAACTTGATGAACGCTCTTTGCGTCTAAAGTTTACAACAGTATTATATGCCTCGATGTAATCGCGGTTTACTGTTGCTGAACCTTGTGCGTGCATACCTAAAGTTTTATAAAACTCGTTATCAGCTTGGCTGAATGTATGTGTTTCAATAAATGGAATCGGAGTTTCTCCGTCCTCACGTGGTACGCCTTGGTATGACCTGTTAAGATCGTCCATTCCATTAAAACGATCAAATGCTAGCTTAGGGACTAAGTGAGCATTTACAGTCACGTTGACCCCGTTGAAAAGGGTCTCGGCCGTCTCCATCATCTCCGTTGCAATTTGCATACGTGCTCTTTTTACGCCGTCTTCGCGTAGTAGTGGTATACATGCAATAGGTATAATTTTACCTGCATTGCCTGATGTAATAACTGTCTTTTGATCAATCCTTGTTGATCGCTTTGGCGTCAACGGTGTCGTCAAAAGATTATTTTGATTCATTCCATTCATTTTTTAACTTTCCTTTTTAGTTTATATTGCTTTCGGCAATTCTTGCATTTACAGCCTGCAGCACTTCGTGGTGCAGGCTTGCGTTTTCGTTTCATTGTATTTGCGGTAAAAATTTATCAATTATAGATGGTATTGGTATATTTTCACGTTCGTAATTTATTCTTACGCGTTCGTGAAAATCTAATAATTTAAAATCTCCGCCTTGCGCAGACGTAGTTGAAGAATTTGTCCAATCAGCATCAACTGATTTTGTTATTGGTTGTTTATTAACAACTTGACCGCCAAGTTGTTTTAACCAATCAACCATTGAGCCGCCCGCGGCAAAACCAAGATGTATACCGCCAGAAGACATAATTTCACTTCGTGAACCTTCAAAAGCTTGTAAGTTTAAACTTTTGAATATTTTGCCTGTTACTGGGTCTTTATACATTGCTCCTAAATTAAGTTTTGGCATAGCAAATGGATCTAAATCTCTTAAATTTTTTGCTATTTCAGATTTCAATAAATCTGTTTCTAATCCCAATTGTAATTTTTGAGTACGTCCACGTTCAAAACTTTGATAACCGATAAATGCATCTGACATTATGTCGGTAAAGTTTCTTGTAGGCATTGAAGATAGTAAGGGTGCTACATATCTTGTTGTTGTGCTAGTAATATTACCACCTGTTGCACGTAGAGCTGTTAAAGGGTTAAATCCTGCTTTTCTGGCAGATTTAATTGTGCCTTCAAAATCTACTTGCTGTGTCGTGGTAACTGGTCGACTTGCGTTTTCTGCCGCTATTGTTGCAATGCGGTTTTGTTCAACAATTGCTTTTTTCTGTTTTTTACTTGATACTTGACCATCAATTGCACCACCAAAGGCGGCTCCAATTGCAGGTTGTCCAAATGCGGCACCAATTGCGGTTCCGACTGCGGTAAAAAATCCCATTATATTACCCCCATAAATGGCGCAAATAATGCAATTCCTAATATTATCCCTGCTATTGCATGAAATATTGTTTGTTTAATCATTTTACGTACCTCCGTGAAAGGAGGTCGATGCCGACGCCGCTTGCGACTGTTAATCCAATGATTATACTATCGACTTGCGCCGATGCTATACCTAAACCCGCAAGATATGCGCCTAATAAGGTACCACATCTAGTGATGATAGGTTTTAGTATTTGTTTAATTAATAGAAATTGCAACTTTTACTCCTCTTGTTAAGAGGGCTTAAAGTGTCCTTTGGCCGATAATATATATTATGATCAATGTGAGACTCTTGTATTAAACCCTAAATGTAGTA